TAACAATAGTGGTACTGGATATATGGCTGTTATTGGTGGGGGATGTATAAACACAGCAAGTGGTAATACATCAGTTGTATCTGGAGGTAGATGCAACATAGCATCAAGTGCTTGTTCATTTATAGGTGGTGGTAATACAAACGTTGCTGGAGGTGGAGCTAATTCTGTTAATGCTGTAGTTGTTGGAGGACAACTTAACACAGCCTCATGCGCGGGTGCTTTTATCGGAGGAGGATATTGTAATACCTCTTCAGCATATGATGCTGTTACCACTGGTGGATTTAACAATACATCATCTGGATTTAGAAGTACAGTAAGTGGTGGTATAGCCAATATAGCTTCAAGTGGTTGCTCAACAGTAGGTGGTGGTGCCAGTAATATAGCATCAGGTGGTTGTTCAACAGTAGGTGGTGGTGCCAGTAATACAGCCTCAGGGGCTCAAGCAACAGTTGGTGGTGGACAAACCAATACAGCCTCAGGTGTTTGTTCAACAGTAGGTGGTGGTTATCTTAATACAGCCTCAAGTTCTTTTAATACAATAGGTGGTGGTAGACAAAATGCAACTTGTGGAGATGATTCTACAATAGGTGGAGGTTTAGCCAACATAGCTTGTAATACTAGAACAACAGTAGCTGGAGGTCGTGCTAACACATCTTCAGGTTATTCATCATTTATTGGTGGAGGTGCCTTTAATACATCTTCTGGTAGTTATTCAACTTTAGGAGCAGGTGGTAGTAATACATCTTCAGGAATACGATCAACACTTAGTGGTGGTAATGCCAACATAGCTTCAGGTAACTGTTCAACTATTGGAGGCGGAGATACTAACACAGCCTCAGGAAACCACTCATTTGTAGGTGGTGGTGTATCTAACATAGCTTCAAATTGTTTATCAGTTGTAGTTGGTGGAGCTAATAACTGTTCTACAGGTTATATGTCTACAGTAAGTGGTGGATATTCACAAAACGCGGCTGGTAATTATACTACAATTAGTGGTGGATATAATAACACAGCTACAGCTAATATTGCTACTATTAGTGGAGGATGTGGAAACACAGCCTCAGGTGTTTTTTCAGCTGTAGGTGGTGGGTTAAGTAACACAGCCTCAGGTACTCACTCAATAGTGGGTGGTGGTTGTTTAAATACAGCCTCGGGAACAACAGCTGGAGTACTTTCTGGTAGAGGAAATACAGCTTCTGGAAACTGGTCAACAATAAGTGGTGGTTATAATAATTTTGCTCCTGGTAATGAAGCCGCTGTAACAGGAGGTAATGGTAACTGCGCGGCAGCATGTATGTCCTTTATTGGAGGTGGTTTTTCAAACTACACAACAGGACTCCAATCAACTATTGGTGGAGGATATGATAATACAGCCTCTGGTGCTATTTCAACAGTAGGTGGTGGGTTAGGTAACACAGCCTCAGGTGCTTGTTCATTTTTAGGTGGAGGATGTGCTAACACAGCTTCTGGTGTTTATTCAACAGTAGGCGGGGGTAGATTAAACTGTGCTACAAATAGTTATTCAACTGTTTCTGGAGGATATACTAACGCAGCAACAGGAGTATCATCATTTATTGGTGGTGGATATAACCATACAGTATCAAATTCTTGGAGTACAATATCTGGAGGATATCAAAACACAATCTCAGCCCAAGAAGCAACAATTGCTGGTGGAACTGTTAACACAGTATCTGCTTATGCTGGTGCTATTGTTGGTGGTACAAATAACACAGTTTCAGGATGTCGCTCATTTATAGGTAGTGGTCAAAGCAACACAGTCTCAGGTTTTTGTTCATTTATAGGTGGAGGTAAAAGCAACACAGTATCTTCCGCATACTCAGGAATTTTAGGTGGTAAAAGCAATTTAGTTTGTAGTGGTGCTTCTGACTCATTTATAATAGGATCTAACTTAACAGCAACAGTTGCGTGTTACACTTATGTAAACAATTTACAAGCTTGTGGTACAATTAGAGCAACATCTGATGTTATTGCTTTCTATTCCTCAGACGAAAGATTAAAAAATAATAAACAACCGTTAACAGGTTCATTAGAAAAACTTAACCAAATTAGTGGTTACGGATTTGATTGGATACCAATGCCTGGTATACACGAAAATGAAGGACACGATATAGGTGTAATGGCTCAAGAAATTGAAAAAATTGCACCTGAGTTAGTAGTGACTAGGGACAATGGGTATAAGGCAGTTAAATACGATAAAATAACAGCTTTATTAATTGAGGCTGTAAAAGAACTTTCAACAGAACTAAGCGAGTTAAAAAAACAAATAAATAAGTAATGACTTTGCCTACCTCTGATATTAGTATGAGCTCCATTTACGGGGAAGCTAATGGTGGTTATACATCAGGACAACTTAGTTTACTTTCTCAAAGTTTCTTTTCATATTTTGCCGGACCTAATGGAAGTAATTCAATTACTTATAATGCTTGGGGTGTTGGTGAAGCCTCCGGGGGTAATAGAATTTACGGATTATCGGCCAAAACAACAAATTATGCAATAGGTGATTACTCAGGGCTAACCTATTTTTATGATAATTCTACATTTCAGGTAACTTTAAATGTAACAAATAATAAAACAAATCCCCCTCCATTTCCCCCTCCTCCAGTAGATAATGCTGTTAACGTAAATGTTGAATTATGGGATTCAGGTTTTTCTTATCAATACTTAAATGGTGGTGGTATGGCGATGGCCCCTGGTACTTACGGACCTAGTGCTGTAAGCATGACAACCAATCCAATTATATTTAGGGGTTATTGGAAAGTAACAGTTTCTGGAGCTAACCCTACTTTTGCAGGAGGTACAACTAATATTGTTATAAATGGAAGTACTAAAGTTACTGGAGGTACAGTCCCTGCGGGTCCTGGAGGTGCTACTTTTGATTCTACTGTTTATGGAACTGAGGATGTTGCCTCTTACGGTGGTTACACAGGTTTGTATTTTGATGTAACAGTTAATTAATTTTATTATTTTTTCATATATTTATAATAAACAAATAAAATTATGACTGAATTTAGCACATTACACATTTTTGGTTTCGGAGATGTTCAAGTTATTTTACCTGATGGTAGCGGAGCTACTAAAAAAGCATCTGAATTAACTATGTTACAACCTGTAGTTGATAACGTATGGGACAATCGTCCCGAAGGTTATACTGGTACTAAACAGTACCATGCTATCAACATTTTTGATAATATGTTTGCTGACTGGCAAGCAAAAGTTGATGGTGAAAAAGGATATAGAGTACAATATGCTGACTTAGACAACCTAGAAATTATGGCTTTGGTTGATGAAGTACTAGCTCCAGTTCCTCCATCAGGATCTTTGTAATCTAGTTTGGTTGTCTAATAATTAGTTATTATCTTACGTATATGAATATAATCTTTCAAATTAATGGTGGTATTGGTAAATGCATCATGGCCACAGCTGTTTGTGAAGCAATTCACAAACAATACCCTAAAGCAAATCTGATTGTAGTATCAGGATATGCTGATGTATTTTTAAATAACCCTAATGTTTATCGCACTTACAATTTTAGTGGGTTTAGTTATTTTTATGATGAGTTTGTAAAAGATAAAGATGTATTGTTGTTTGCTCATGATCCTTATTTAGAAACAAATCATTTAAAACAAAACGAACACTTAATTAAAACTTGGTGTGAAATGTTTGGAGTTGAATACAATGGTGAGTTGCCTAAAATTCATTTAACAGCTCGAGAAATTAAATTCTTTGAAAACCGTTTCCAATCAGATTTGCCTATTTTGTTGTTACAAACAAATGGTGGTAGTCAAACAGAACATAAATATTCTTGGGCGAGAGATATTCCCTCATCTGTAGCTATTAAAGTAATTGATGCTTTTAGAAAAGATTATAACATTATTCATATTAAAAGAGAAGATCAAATTGGATTTGATTACACTTATCCAGTAACTGATACTTTTAGAGCTTTATGTGTATTAAATTCTTTAAGTAATAAAAGATTATTTATTGATAGTTTTGCTCAACATACAGCAGCAGCTATGAATATGCCTTCAACAGTATGTTGGATTGCTAATAAGCCAGAAGTATTTGGTTATAGTATGCATGACAATATTGTATCTAATCCTTTTACAGTTAAACCTGAATTAAGAAACTCATACTTACAACAATTTAATATTGCTGGTGATTTGTTAGAGTTTCCTTATAATAATGAGGATGAAATCTTTAATGTAGATCAAATTATTGAGTCTATTAAAAACCAAAAATAAGTTATGGAAAAATTGTTTTTTCAATCTTCCTTGCCTAGAGCAGGTAGTACTTTGTTACAAAACATCTTAGCACAAAATCCAAGTATTTATGCTACTCCTACTTCTGGAGTACTTGAATTAATATTTGCCGCTAGAGGTAATTATACTAACTCTCCTGAATTCCAAGCTCAAGATCCTGATCTAATGAAGACAGGATTTATGGCTTTTTGTAAAGAAGGAATGAAAGGTTATTATGAAGCCATCACTGATAAGCCTTATGTAATTGATAAAAGTAGAGGATGGGGAATCCATTATGATTTCCTAAACCAAGTTTATCCAGAACCTAAAATCATTTGTATGATTAGGGACTTAAGAGATATTTTTGCTTCTATGGAAAACAATTACCGTAAAAGTTCAGATAAAACATCTCCAATCTTAGATTGGTCTACAATGCAAGGTACAACAGTTCCTAAACGTGTAGATGTTTGGGCCCAAAATCCTCCAGTAGGAATGGCTATTGAAAGATTAGGAGAAATTATTAGAATGGGAATTAACAGTAAAATTTTATTTGTTAAGTTTGAAGATCTTTGTCTATACCCAGATAGGGAAATGACTAAAATTTATAATTATTTAGACATTCCTTACTACAGTCATGACTTTGATAATATTGAACAAGTAACTAAAGAAGATGATACTGTTTACGGTGTGTTTGGAGATCATGTTATTAGAACAAAACTAGAACCTATGCCTTCTAAAGCTAAGACTTTATTAGGTAGAGACGTTACAGATTGGATCTATAACAATTACAAATGGTTTTACGAACAGTTTAACTACAAAAAGTAATTTATGAAAAAACTACTATATATAGCCCCCCATTTATCAACAGGGGGGCTGCCTCAATATCTAACTAAAAAAATAGAATTACTCAAAAATGATTTTGAGATTTATTTAGTTGAATGGTCAGATTGTACTGGAGGTGTATTAGTAGTTACTAGAAATAAAATTGTAAAGCTTGTTGATAAAGACAAGTTTTTTACTTTAGGAGAAAACAAACAAGAACTTATTGATATTATCAATCAGGTAAAACCTGATATTGTTCATTTAGAAGAAATACCAGAATTCTTTATGGATTTTGATATAGCAAACCAAATTTATATTCAGGACAGAACATATAAAATTGTAGAAACATCTCATGATTCATCTTATGATGTGACTCAAAAGAAATTCTTTCCTGATAAATTTATGTTTGTATCTCAATGGCAAGTAAATCAATATAAAGATATAGACATTCCTAAAGTAGTAGTTGAATATCCTATAGAATATATTGAACGTCCTGATAGAACAAAGGCGTTACAAAAATTAGGATTAGATCCTGATAAAAAACATATTTTACATATTGGATTATTTACTCCTCGTAAAAACCAATCAGAATTTTTTGCTTATGCAAAAGCATTACCCCAATATGAATTCCACTGTGTAGGTAATCAAGCTGATAACTTTAAACATTATTGGGAACCACTAATGAATGATAAGCCTAATAATTTAACTTGGTGGAATGAAAGAACAGATGTAGATGCTTTTTATCAAGCAATAGATTTATTTCTATTTACTTCCAGAGGTACAAACAATGATAAAGAAACAATGCCTTTAGTAATTAGAGAAGCAGTTTCATATCAAATACCTATTTTAATTCATAATCTACCTGTGTATTTAAATTATTGGGATGATTATAATGTTAATTATTTAGATACTACAGATTTTAGTTATAACTTAAATTTAATTGAGTCAAGTTTAAACTCTGATGATTATATAAATATAGAAGAAGAAGCATTTATTTTATCAACTTACCCAATATTAAATTCAATAACAAAAACTACTATAGAATGTATTGAGGCTTTAAAACAAACAGGTAGAAAAATCATATTAACCTCTCATTTACCCATTCCTTTAGAATTACAAAAATTAGTTGATTATTGTGTTTACGATAAAAACAATATTTTAACAAAACATACATTTTATAATTATACTTGGTTTGATTATGGTACTTGGAAAGCTGATTTATGGTTAACAGGAGAAAATAATAATGTTTATCATGGACCTGCTGTTTATACAAATTATTATAATGGAGTAGCTTTAGCTGAAAAATTAGGTATTAAAAAAGTATATTTTTTAAATTATGATTATGTTTTAAAAGATCCAACTTTTATAGATAATATATCTTTAATCCTAAACCAGAAAAAAGCATATGTTGGGGTAAAAGAAGAACAAGAAGGAGAAACAGTTATAACTTATTTCTTAGCTACAGACCCTAAATTCTATTTAAACCATTTCCCACAAATTCAAAATGCTCAAGAATATGATTCATTAATGGTTGAATGGGAAAGTGAGTCTAATGGTTTAGAAAATTTAACCTATTGTATTTTTCAGAAATCAAAAAATCAAATATATTGGGAAAACCAAGAAACATTTGTTAACTTAATTGAAAATAATTTTGAACATAAAAACTATTCAAGAGTAGAATATTTTTCAATACTTGCTGTTAAAGATTATCCTGATCAATTTGCTGTATTTTTAAATATAGCTAATTCAACTGATAATAGAGATATTGAGATAGCAGTTTATGAAGATAATAAAATGTTGTTTGATGAAACAGTAAAAGTAACTCATAAATTATCTTGGTTTAGACAAGTAACATTTGATCCTGAAAAAACTTATAAAGTATATTATATGGCTTTTGATAGATATAATCAAGAATTAATTGAAGAGAAAAAAATTATAGTAAATAAAGAATATTTTGAAAACCAATTACCTAAAAACGGATTTTTAACATTACTATGAGAATTTGCCAAGTAAATCCAGGATGTGGAATATCAATTCCACCACCAAAATGGGGCGCAATTGAAAAAATTGTATGGGAATTTACATGTAATCTAAAAGAATTAGGCCATGAAGTAGATATAAAATGGGCTAATGAAATCCAACCGGGTGAATATGATTTAGTTATGGTACATGTAGCGAATTTAGCGCTAGAATTAGCGTCTAAAAACGTATCATACATGTTTCAACACCACGACCATCATGCTTACCATTATGGAAAGGATTCCACTATATATAAACAAAACAGAGAAGCTATGGAAAAATCAATTTTTTCTTTAGTACCGGCTCGTTATTTAGTTGATTATTTTGATTTACCAAATGTACATTATTTTTCTCATGGAGTAAACATAGATACATTTAAACCAAACGACACAACACCTATTTATCATAGTTTACTAATGTTAGCTAATAATGGTTTAGGTGGTTATGGTTCATATGATAGAAAAGGATTTGAATTAGGTGTAAAAACAGCTATGGCCTCTAATTTACCTATTACTATTGCTGGACCTAAAAACAATGAAAATTGGTTTAATGATAATCCATGGGTATTTGGTTATCCTAAATTAAATGTTATAAGTGAACCTACAAATGAACAATTAAGACAATTATATAATTCTCATACTATATTTTTACATCCAAGTGATTTAGAGGCAGGTCATCCTAATTTAACTTTATTAGAGGCAGCGGCTTGTGGTTTACCTATTTTAGGTTGGATTGAGGAAGAAACAACATTTCATGGTTTATGGAGAGCACCTCGTGATTTAAAAGAAATGTTACGAGGATTAAATGTAATTATAAATGAATATACTGATTACAGACAAAATGTTTTAAAAACAGCAGATGAATTGTCTTGGTTAAATCGTTCTAAAGAACTAATACAGTTATATGAAAGACTTACTAATTAAAGAATATAAAAATACTAAAATTTTAAATATAAAAAGCAAAAAACCTTCAAACACTTTTAATGTTAATTTTGTTGATGGTGCTTTTTTAGAAGTAGTAGGTCCTTTAAAAGAAGAGTATAAAGTTACTTTTACAAATACAAAAACTAATGAAATAGTTCATAGTAGTGTTATTAGTAACAATATGTGGACTCGTACTAGTATAAAGTATTGTGTTAACTGGAAAATAGAAGTATACAATAACACATCAGGAGAAAAAGTGTATGAACATATCTTTAACCCTAAAAATAAAAGAGTTTACATTCACTTAGATTCAGGGGCAGTAGGTGATACTTTAGCTTGGTTTCCTTATGCTGAGGAATTTAGAAAAAAATGGGATTGTGAGGTAATTTGTTCTACATTTCATAACGAATGGTTTAAAAAAGAATATCCACAAATTGAGTTTATAAAACCAGGAACAGAAGTAAATAATTTATATGCTATGTTTAATGTAGGATGGTTTTATGATGGGGAAGAAATTGTAAAAGATAAAGTACCTTTTGATTTTAAAAAACATCCATTACAACAAACCCCAACAGAAATTTTAGGATTAGAATATAAAGAAGTAAAACCTAAACTTACTATATCTCGTAAAAAAACAAACATAAAAGATAAATACGTTGTAATTGCTCCTCACGCCTCTTCTCACGCCAAATATTGGATGCATCCTAAAGGATGGCAAACTGTTATTGACTATTTAAATGAAAAAGGTTATAAAGTAGTTATGATAACCGGTGAACCTTTAGGAGATGAATGGCATGACTCAAAATTAGGAGGTACATTAACTGGTGTAATAAATAAAACAGGTTATAGTATTGATTTATCTGACAGGATGATTGATATTAGAGACGCTGAATTATTTATTGGGGTAGGTAGTGGATTAAGCTGGTTAAGTTGGTCAATAGGCACTCCAACCATCTTAATTTCAGGTTTTAGTTACCCTTATACTGAATTTAAAGATTGTGAACGTATCTTTACTTTAGATTCTAAAACATGCACAGGATGCTTTAATCGTCATTGGTTAAATCCAGGTGATTGGGAATGGTGTCCTGACCATAAAGATACTCCAAGACATTTTGAATGTACAAAAACTATAAAACCTGTTCAAGTAATCGGTGCAATTGATAAAATGTTGAATATTTATCAATAAACATGGCCTTAAAAACCTTATCTAAATCTAATATCCTAAACGGCAATATTGTTCAAGCCTCGGATGTATCACAAAGTGTTGACGCATTTACTGGTATTGAAGGATACGCTATTTCATTATCTGGATCCTTTACATTTTTAGGAGCTACTACAGGTAGTGGATTTTTCCAAAATGCAGTAAATGCTGTAAGTGCTTCTTATGCTTTAAGTAGTTCATATGCTTCTGGTTCATCTAATTCTATTTCATCTTCAGTAATATATGTTGCTTCTAATGCTTCAACAAATACAAATTATACTTTAGTATTTAAAAATTCAACAGGTGCTTTAGATAATTTTTATCAATTAGCAGCAGATGGAACAAATGGTCCTTACTATAATCCATCAACAAATGTATTAGGTGGGGCTAACGGAAATCTTACAATATCTGGTTCTGTAGGTAATTTTAACACTATTACGGGTTCATTATCAGGTAGTGTAAATGGAACCGCGTCTTTTGCTACTACTGCTTCTTATGCTTTAACCGCCTCTTATGCGAGTAACGGAGTAACAAATTTAAGTGTAGGCACTTTTTATGATACATCAACTCAAACCTTAACAGCTAATAACTCAGCTTCTATTACTTTAAATACTCCAGTAATTAATGATGGAATTACAGTAGTATCAAATTCAAGATTAACAGTTACTAGAACAGGTATTTATAATCTCCAGTTTTCAGCTCAATTAGTAACTACTGTTGGTGGATCTCCTGAAGTTTCAATTTGGCTTAGAAAAAATGGGTCAAATGTGACTTATAGTGGTACAAATATTTCTATTCAAAACCAAAATAGTAAGTATGTAGCTGCTTGGAATTTTGTAGAAAGTTTAAATGCTGGTGATTATTTAGAATTAATATGGTATGTTTATGGAGGAGCTAGCGCTCAATTATTAGCCGAAACCCCCTCAGTTTCTAATGGAGGAGTAGGCGTACCTTCAGTAATAGTAACAATAACACAAGTTAAATAATAAAAATAATATATGGAAAATAAAGTTTTAACTCAAGAAGAATTACAATCTTTAAAAAACATTCAATCTAAAAGAGACCAAATTACTATAAATTTGGGTTATATTGAATATCAAATTCAAGAACTAGAATTACAAAAAGAAAGTCTAGTTGAAGGGATTTTATCATTAAAAAATGAAGAAACCCAAATAAGTAAAGAAATCCAATCCAAATATGGCAAAATTAATGTCAATATGGATAATGGAGAATTTATTGTTTTGGATTAATTTTGATCTTTTCTATAATATTTATTATAGAATAAAATCAATATAATTTTACAAACATGGCAGAAACATTAATATCACCTGGCGTACTCGCATTAGAAAACGATCAGTCATTTATTACACAACAACCTGTAACTGTTGGAGCCGCAATCATTGGCCCTACAGTAAAAGGTCCTGTAGAAATTCCTACAATCGTTACTTCATATAGCGACTACCAAAGCAAATTTGGTACTACTTTTTTAAGTGCTAGTCAAGTTTACACCTATTTTACTTCAATCGCCGCTTTTAACTATTTTAACAACGGTGGAGAAACTTTATTAGTATCAAGAGTAGTAAGTGGAACATTTAGTTCAGCTACTACTTCTACTGGTTCTGTAACAGGTGGTGCTGGAGCTGGAGTATCTATATTAAACTCATCTTCCGCAGCTGAAGCATTAGTATTAAATACTATTTCACAAGGTACTATTATGAACAGTTCTTGTTCATTAGATAGTGGTGGATCATTAGCCGCTTCAGGTTCTGCTAATAACATCAGATGGCAAATTGCTAACCAAGATACTTCTCAAGGTACCTTTAGTTTGTTTATTCGTCAAGGTGATGATACTACAAGCAATCCTATTGTGTTAGAATCTTTCACTAACTTATCAATGGATCCTACAGCTCCTAACTATGTAGCTAGAGTAATTGGTAACCAAGTTAAAACTTATAATTCTGTAGATAACCAAATTGAAATAACTGGTGATTTCCCTAATAATTCAAGATACGTTTATGTAGCAAGTGTAAAAACTCCTACTCCATTCTATTTTGATAATAACGGTTTAGCTAAATCTACATTAACTGGTTCATTACCTGCTAATGCAAGTGGTTCATTTGTAGGTGCTACAGGTAATTTATTTGGTGCTGGAGCTGATTATTACAACAACATTGATGTTGCTTCAGTTAATACTCAAGGATTAACAGGTAGTGATTATAGTAACATGATTAGTTTGTTAGCTAACGCTGATGATTACAGATATAATGTATTATTAACTCCTGGTTTGTTTGCTAACACAGCTAGAATTGGTGCTTCTCAAGTAACAACAGCAATTAGCAATACTGCAAACAGAGGTGATGCTATTTATGTTCCTGATTTAGTACCTTATAGTTCAAGTGTAAGTGATGTAACTACAGCTGCAAACGCTAAAAACAGTTCATACGCTGCTTCATACTGGCCTTGGGTTCAAACAGTTGATCCTGATTCTGCTCAATTAGTTTGGGTTCCTGCTTCAGTAATGGTAGGTGGAGTTTATGCTTACAATGATTCAGTTTCTGAACCTTGGTTTGCACCTGCAGGTATTAACAGAGGTGGATTAAGCAGTGTAGTAAGAGCTGAAAAGAAATTAACTCAATCTCAAAGAGACACTTTATACACAAATAAAGTCAACCCAATTGCTACTTTCCCAGGAACTGGAGTTGTAGTTTACGGTCAGAAAACATTACAAACTAAATCAAGCGCTTTGGATCGTGTAAACGTTCGTCGTTTGTTGATTGCTCTTAAATCTTATATTTCTCAAGTAGCTCAAAACTTGGTATTCGAACAAAATACAATTGCAACTCGTACTAGTTTCTTAAACCAAGTTAATCCATACTTAGAATCAGTTCAACAACGTCAAGGTTTATATGCTTTCAAAGTAGTAATGGATGATTCTAATAACACTCCTGATGTAATTGATAGAAACCAATTAGTAGGTCAAATTTATTTACAACCAACTAAGACAGCTGAATTCATTTACTTGGACTTCAACATCTTACCTACTGGAGCAACTTTCCCAGCGTAATTTTTTAAAAATAGAATATTTATAACAAAACAAATAAATAAATAAAATGGCAGTATTAGATCCAAACGAAATATTTTTCACAGCCTTTGAACCAAAACAGGCTAACCGATTCATTATGTACATTGACGGTATACCTGCGTATGAGATTAAAGGTGTTGGTGCTGTAAACTTAACTCAAGGTACTGTACCTTTAAATAATATAAACGTTCAACGCTTTGTTAAAGGTAAAACTACTTGGGGACCTATTCAATTTACATTATTTGACCCTATTACTCCTTCAGGAGCTCAGGCGGTAATGGAATGGGTACGTTTACACCACGAATCAGTAACTGGACGTGATGGTTATAGTGATTTCTATAAGAAAGACTTAACATTCGACGT